GCTGTACGCATTCCTAGCCGCATTTTTATCGGGCGGGTTTTTAGGCGCCGCCGCTATGCACCAATGGGATGCGTCGGAAATCCTCGTCCTGCAAAACGCCATAGAACGCGCCAATACCCAATCCGAAGTCACTCTCAGACTCGCTAAAATCAAAGTCGAGCGAGCCGCCCAAGAAGCCGAACAGGCTAATCAAGAACTGGAGAAAAGTTATGCTCAAAACATTACCACTGTTAATGCTTATTTTGACAGGCTGCGCGACCACCGTGCGACCGGTCGTACAAACCCCGTGCCAAGTTGTGAAAGTGCCGGAACACCTGAAACAACCTCCGCCGAGTTTGCCCAAACTGCCTATCAAATAGAAGCGTACGCAAATAGTTGTTGGAGGTTCGTAGAAAATGAATGCGGTATTCGAACAAAGGAGTAAGCTGGCTATGCAGGAACACGCATCATCCGTAGCGTCCGTCGCTTCCTATGCAACGAGCGTGGGATTGGTACTTGGCAAAACGCTTGATTTTTTAAACACGAATGCCGCAGCTTGTGGCGTGATACTGGGCTTTTTGACGTTTATCGTGAACTGGTATTACAAACGCCAAGCGGTTAATAGCATAAAAGACAACGGTATGCGTAGACGCAAGACCGATTTTTGAGAATTTGGATTAAGGTAGCGCCTAATGGCCGAAATCTTCCACGCCCGATTTGACAGCGGGCTAGACTCCTTTAGTGCAGGAACTCGCGTTACGACAAAAGGTAGCGCGGAAATTGCTGATGTTGATGGATGTCTGGAGATTGGGGCGGGTGTTACTGCAAACCGTGATTTCACAAACATAACAACCGGGTTAAGCCGGTTGGATTTTCATTATCGCGTTGAGGATTCGAGCGTTGCAGCATCGTCTAGCACATTAGTTTATGCAATGGCGAATGGAATTGCTCCAGCTTCTGGAACATCATTATGTACTATTGCATTATCTAGGTTCGATAGTTCAAGCGGCTCACAATTAAAGATCACATACAGAGATAATGCCGGGGCTTTTGTGCCAATTGCATCGAATGGTTCGGTGTTTGAAATTCGGCGCGGGGCGTGGTGGGTTAAGATGGGTATTGTGCTTAATCACACAGCTAAGACGTTTGATCTATACGTCGAGGATATTCTTTATGTGCGCGGTGCGCCTTGGCCTAATAATGCGGCGGCTGGGTTTGGTCGCGTTTCTATTGTTTCTCAAGCGTCGGCCCCTTCTTGCTGGTTCGATAATATCCTTGTTCAGGACGCCTGGAGCGAAGGCGAGACTACCTTAATCAATCATAACTTTGTGGGTGGTTCTGGCGAGATTGAAGCAAGTACGCCGACAACATCTATAAGACAAACATACGCGCAACCTTGGTTTATTGCGCCTGATACAACGTATGGGGCTTTTACACTCGGCTCCAATGGTGCAGCTCCAGACACATCAAAAAAATGTCTTTCACTACAGCGATGCGCGGCAAACGGCATTATTGAAATTGAGTTTAGAACATCAGTTGCTGGTGTTGCTTATTTCGGGATGTTGTTCAGGTTCTGGGACTATCCCAGCGCAACGGGGGCAGGTGCCGGTGTGTTTAGGGTGTCAGGTTCTGGCAATACAGCGGTTTTAATCATCCCGGACAGGCTTGGAGCATTGCAAACCGTAGCCAGCGCAAGCTTTACGCCGACCGCTAACACGACTTATACGTTAAAACTTGAAATGCGCGGTCGGTACTATATCGGCAGCATAAAAGCAGCAACTATCGACTCAGGAAGCTATACAGTTTTATTTACCCATGCTGCCGACACCAGTTTAAAAGGCGGTCGCGGCATGTTGATTGAAGAACTGTGCGGGCCATTTGTTGACACGACCATCGGCGCGAATGATAACTATGTTCGTCAATTCCGCTTTACTGGAAAAAACGAGCCAGGAGAAGTGACAAAAACCATCGGTCAAGCAGAGTACAGTGTCGGACATGGATCGATTAAAGAACTGTATTTTCCTGCTGCTGTATCGCCCAATCGGAACATATTTTGGTCGCGGGGCATACAATACGGGCATAGATCATCTGCTGATATGTGCGGAAATCAGCAAAAGCAGGTTATCTATAATACGACGAATGTTTACGCGACCCGGCAAACCGGCGCAAACATCACCGAATATGAACATCTTGGTAAAGCCGATTGCTATGTGACGTTGTTAAGACGTGGGCCGTGGGTGTCTGACTCGGTAACGCCGTTTGCAACCACAGAAAACTTCGCTCCTGACTTTGATCTATTGCCACAGTTTTGGGATACAAATTTCAGAACAGCTATTAGCACAGGCGTATCAATAGCCCGAAACGACAGCCCGTATCACGACTGGATTGGGCATAATTCTAATGTGGCTTTACCTGCCGGCAATCAATCGCTGACCGCTTTCGGAAGCGGAAATAACTACCTCGTTAACCAAATAGTAATACCTGATGTCAGTAGCAGCGGATCAGTATTTTCGGTAACAAGTAAATTTGAAGGGTCCGGCGATCCGATTAGTCGCGCTGTCAGCACATCCGGATCAAACTTAACAGCGGGCGGTAGAACTGCGGTATCGAGAGCGTTTTTAGTCAAGCAAGCCAGTGCGCTAAGTGACTCAGTTTTAACAAACTGGCGGGATGATATTAAAACCCCAGCAACGCTATCGTTCTCAACGGGGTCCGCAAAAACGAATGCGGAGGGTGATACCAACACAGATGGCTTTAACGAGCGCCACGGTTGGTATGAGATTCAGTGCGCGTCCGGGGACGCGGCATGGACATTGCCAGTACCTAGTGGAACCCGGTATATGCCGGTATTCAGGCTGCACGGTTTTACGACTAAAACTGTTATAAGTGTTAACGGAACCCCAGCTACCGAAAATACCGATTACACGTTAGATACGGTAGAATCCGGAATCGTAGTGCTGCAGATGATGGGGGACTACTCAGCCAATACTACATTTGCGCTATCGGAAGCTACTACAGAGATAACCGGTACTTTAGCCGGTACTGAAATCGGGAATGACACGTTTTCCGCATCAGGTACTCAGGTAGCTACCGGAGCCATAGCAGCTACCGAAACCGGCAGCGATATTTTTAGCGCGTCCGGCGGCGTTATCGTATCCGGAAGTTTAGCAACATCTGAAACTGGTAGTGATACCTTCTCCGCATCAGGCACTCAGGTATCAACCGGAAGCCTAGCAGCTACTGAGCAGAACGATACATTTCAAGGTTCGGGCGCAGCAGTATCTTCCGGGAGCCTAGCCGCTACGGAAACTGGTAGCGACACTTTCTCGGCATCGGGAACGCAGGTATCAACCGGAACCTTAGCAGCTACCGAGCAGAATGACACGTTCCAAGGCTCCGGCGCGGAAGTATCGTCAGGTGCATTGGCAGCTACTGAAGCAGGCGCGGATACGTTCGCCTCGACAGGAAGTGTTTTAATAGAAGGTTCGCTACAAGCGACTGAACAGCCCGATACGTTTTCCGCATCAGGCAATGTCGTTGTTTCGGGTACGCTATCGGTATCCGAAACCGGGCAAGATGTATTCACTGGGTTCGGCGGAGCCGTAATTGCCGGTACGTTATCGGCTACCGAAACAGGTAGCGATACCCTCGCCGCGTCGGGTACGCAGGTATCGACGGGCGACCTAGCCGCGTCGGAACAAAGTGATACCTTCTCGGCTACAGGAAACGTCATCGTCAACGGAACGCTGGCGGTAACGGAAGAGCCCGATACGTTCTCTGCGTCAGGCAGTATAGTTATTACCGGGTCGTTCGCAGCAACGGAAATTGGGCTAGACGTATTCAGGGCGTACGATCCAGGGTCGTCGCCCTCGGCTAACGAAGCCGATTTGCAGTGGAGTATTCTGGTTAAAGCGTACAGGCACCAATCGCTTGTTAAACAAAGCAAAAACGATATACTAATTAAGTAACCGTCGAGATGACGAAACAATCCCACGAAGGAGATAGAAAATGGCTGTAACCTATACAACCGCTGTAAAAAATGCCCGTTTAGACGCTGTTGTAACAGCTATTGGCTCTACCGGGGTTCTGGAAATTGGCACTACGGGCATGGCCTCTATTTTGGCGACTATAGCTTTGAACCCTACGGCGGGTACGTCTTCCGGTGGTGTGCTGACCTTTTCCGGCTTTCCGAAATCAGATACCAGCGCCGATAACTCGGGCACCGCAGCCGCTGCGCGTATCCGTACCGCATCAGGCGGCACCGACGTTGTGACCGGCCTTACCGTAGGTACTTCGGGCTCAGACATTAACTTGACCAGCACCAGCATCACGGCAGGTCAAACTGTGACCATCAGCTCCGCTACTATTACCCACGCGTAATACTATGGAAATCTTTCAGGCCACTCAAAAAGGCCCGTTAGTTATCCCCGGCTATATAGACCCTGACGACGTAACAACCGTCAAGGTCTATTGGGGCGCACCGGTATTCGAGGCTAGTACCGTTTACCGGCTAGGCGATATTTGCCGACCGACGGTAGACAACGGGTACTACTACGAGTGTACAACTAACGGAAAGACAGCGGCTACGGAACCGGCAACATGGGGTCAGGTCACGCAAATCAGCGGCACGGCTAAATTCACAGCGGTTCCGTTTGACTTGTTCGTGCTGCCCGGCGAGCAGCTTACAACGCTGGACGTTGACCGACCTGCTTCGGCATGGACGGCCTCCGATTCCGTTGTAATTGATAACGACACTAACGATTTTGTATCCACTACTATCGATATTACGTCGATACCCGACGGAGTAACTTCGTTTATCCTAACCAACCACGTTGTCAAAGGTAATGGGGAGGAACGGGATAAATCGTTCAGATATAAAGTTCGTGAGCAATAAGCTAATATGCCGGAGAAATCCGGCATTTTTGTACTTGTATCTTCTGACACAGAATAGTACACTCAACGCTCATTTACTGGAGAACCTGATGAAAGAAAGCAACAAACAACGTAGCGCCAGACAAGCCTGTGCGAAAACTTTAGACATCGATGTGAAAGGGCAGTATGCCACCGAATCGGAGCGAGGCGATTTTAAACGCCGCAAGATGACTGTTCTTACCGGGTATGTCATTTTTGCCGCCGTACTCCTCGAATTGATGGTATGAGCCCTATCTACTTACTCGGAGCTGTCGTATGCCTGCTAGTGGTTATCGTCGCGCAGCAGGCGATTGCGCTGTCAAACATCCAGCGGCAGGTGTCGGATAATGATTTACAAAACCGCAACGAGGTAAAGCAACTCCGGAATAAGCTACTCAAGCACATCAGCGCGGAGGCCGACGATGGTAAATAGGTCGCACGTTGACGCCCTACTCGCGGTATGCGTATTTACCGTTTACGCGGCCTCGGTATTTTGGCTTGGCTCGGTAATGTGCGAGTACCTGTACGGCTACACGATAGATCAAATATTGAACAGCTTTAGTTATGCAAGATGAAACCCCTGAGTATCTGAAAAAATATAAAAAAGACCCGCTGGATATTTTAGGAGAGCGGGTGTTACCCCCGACTTACCCAAAAGGTGTCAAGATTAAAAAGCTATCTAATATCGCCGGTACGATCAACAAAGGCCGACCGGCTAAGTACCCATGCGCCGAAGCATTACAGTACGCGGTTGATTTGTATTTTGAACGCTTTGACCGTACGATACCGCGAGACGAGGAATGGCATAAACGCTACCCGTCAACCTACCCGACCGTACCCGGCTTGGTGTATGCGCTAGGTTTGGCGAGTAAAGACGAATTAAAGCGGCAAGCGCAACGCGATGAAGGCTTTAAGTTCGTCGTCGAGGAAGCGTTTACCCGGATTGAAACGGTCAAAAACGACCTACTATTACAGGGCGGCAGCACCACAACCGGCGCGATGCACGATCTGGTCAATCATCATGGGTGGACAACGAAAGTGGAACAGAACACAACCGTAAATGCAGGTAGCGATTTAGCTGCACTCGTCCAAGCATTACAGGGTAAAGTATTACGACCTGTACTACCTATAAACGACGATGAAGAAATCGAGGACGCGGAATACGCGGAAACCGAAACCTACGCTGAAGAAGTGGATGAAGAAACTATTCAGTCTTTTCCGACCTCGGAAGAGTATGCCGAAGACGGCGAGATAACAGACGATATAGAGGACTTGCTATGACGGAAGCCCGAGATTTACTTATCGACCTCATAAAAGAATTTGAAGGCTGCAAGCTGCAAGCATACCGCTGCCCCGCAGGCATCCCGACGATTGGCTGGGGTTTTACCCAAGGCGTACGAATGGGGGACACCTGTACGCAGGAAGAAGCCGACGAACGATTACTGGAAGAAGCGGAGCAGTATCTAGCTACCGCATTTAGGCTATCGCCTAGATTACGAAGTGCGACGCCAGGACAGCAAGCCGCTATTGCGGATTTTATCTACAATTGCGGGGAAGGGAACTACAAGTCCTCGACGCTCAAGCGAAACGTCGATGTAGGCGACTTCAACGAAGCGAAGCACAGCATTAAAATGTGGGTGAAAGCGACTGACCCCAAAACAGGCAAGAAAATTACACTGCCGGGTCTGGTGAGGCGAAGGCAGAAAGAAGCAGACTTGCTATAAAACCGAAACACAAAACTGGAGAACAACATGATAAACCCAAAAGACTACAGCACTCCGCTGTTAGTAACGACCCTTCGCGCTTATAACGAGGCGTATCGCAGCGGCGAACCGCTGGTAGACGACGCCGCCTACGATAGCTTGGTAGAAGAACTACGCAAGCGCGAGCCGGACCACCCATTCCTGGAGACACCGGAGCCGGAACCAGAAAACGTATTCGGCAAAACAGTCCCGTTACCCGAACGCATGCTCTCCACACAAAAAGCCTATACAACCGAGGTGCTGCAGAAGTGGTGCGACGAAGTTGAGCGGGTAGCCAAGATGCTCGGTGTACCAGCACTCGTCAAAGTGATGCCGAAGCTGGACGGCTATGCGGCCTTTTACGACGGCGAGAAACTGTACACGCGCGGCGACGGGCGGAACGGCACTGACATATCCCACGTACTAGAACACATGACCTTTGACATGACCGCCAGAGGTAAAGGCGAAATCGTCGTCGATGCCGATTTCTTCGAGGAGTATCTGTCGGATGAATTTGAAAATTCACGCAACGTACTCGCTGCGGCGCTGAAAGAGGGCGAAAAATCCGACGCGGTATTGGCCGGATTGCAATCAGGACATATCCGATTTGAGGCATTCAGCAATCTTTACCAATCCGTCACTACACCTGCAGATAATGCACCGCTACTCATCAACTCGTTGTGGTCTGGGCTAGTCGATAACTGCCCCTACGATACCGACGGCTTGGTGTTTGAAGTAGTTGAAGACGCAATTAAAGACGAAATGGGCGCCACCAACCACCACTATCGCTGGCAGATGGCCTATAAGCGTAATACCGAGTTCCACGATGTTCGGGTAACGGGCTTAACGTGGCAAACAGCCAAGTCAGGCCGCATCACACCGGTCGTAGAACTCGAACCTACTCGCATATCCGGCGTCACCGTACGCCGCGCCACAGGGCACCACGCGGGTAATGTGATTAATCAAGGTATCGACGATGGGGCTATCGTGCGCGTATGCCGTAGCGGTCAGGTTATCCCGTACATCACAGAAGTTATAGCCGAAGCGCCGTTTGGATTGGTGGCTCACCCTGGCGAATGCCCATCGTGCGGCGCTCCGACGCATTTAGACGGCGACAACCTAATGTGTGCTAACACCACGGACTGCCCAGCACAGGTAGCAGGCAAGATTGAGCATTTCTTCAAAACGATTGGCAATTGTGATGGTTTCGGGCCAGTGGTGTGCGAACAACTAGTACGAGCTGGATGCCGAAGCATAGTTGATGTATTGATGATGCGCGTACCGGATTATGAACGCGCGGGGTTTGGGAGCAAGACAGCGGCTAATTTAGCGGATGAAGCACGGAAAAGTACGGGAAGGGAACTAGATGACTGGCGTTTTCTAGCTGCGCTAGGGTTGCCTAATTTCGGGCCTGCGAGTTGTGAAAAACTATTAAAAACACACAATATACTAGATGTCTTTACCCTTACCGTAGAGGACATCCAAAAAATAGAAGGGTTCGGACTGAAAACAGCGATGGAGCTAAGAAAGGCACTAACTACAAACTGGGTAGACGCATGCGTATTGATGGGGGCCTTTAACCTGAAATGCACCGATATTGGTACGGTGTCAGGCTTATTATCCGGAAAAACGATTTGCTTCACCGGCACGATGGTTAAAGGTAGCCGCAAGGATATGGAAGCCTCAGCAAAAGCGAATGGCGCTACGGTGACATCTAGCGTGAGTAGCAAAACGGATTATCTGGTATGTGGTGCGAACGTAGGCGCAGCGAAAACGGCAGCAGCGGCTAAGAATGGCGTGAAGGTACTGACCGAGGACGAGTATTTGAGGATGATCGGATAGATTGACACCACCGCAAATACATGTATACTGTAATCTCTTTTTAACTGGAGTGGAGTACAAGAGATGGCTAAGCATGAAAAACCGATAGATTTTTTCAAAGAGCGGTTTACCTACGACCCCGAAACCGGAACTTTTAGTAGTAAAGGTTTCGGGCTAGGATGCGTATCAAAAAGTACCCGCAGAGGTACGCAGTTAATTGTTGATAGGGTCAACTATACCGCAGGGCGGGTAGCTTGGGCTTTTGTACACGGCGCTTACCCAGAGCGGGATTTGGTCTACATAGATGGGGATAAAACCAACACTGCCATAAGTAACATCATGCTATCAATCAGGAGCGATAGCCCTACCGGGGAGATTCCTATAGCGGACTTAAAAAAAGTTCTTAACTACGATAGTAATACCGGCGCGTTCACATGGATAACTAGAGTTGGGAAGGCGAAACCAGGGGAGGTTGCGGGAACGAAGATAAAAGACGGGCATCTTCAACTTGTGGTATGGGGGCGCACGTATAAGTGCTCTAGGTTAGCGTGGGCTTTTTACTATGGGGAATGGCCTACACACAACACATACCACCTAGACGGAAATAACAGCAATGACAGCATAGCGAATTTAGCTATGCAAGAGCGCATAGTGGATGCGGGAAATATATCACTAAAACGGCTAAAAGATTTACTATCTTACGATCCTGAAACGGGAATTTTTAGATGGGTTAAAAGAACGTCTAACCGCGTGAACATAGGCGACATCGCGGGAGAAATAGATGACCACGGACACAGGGGAATACGGATAGACTCATACCGGTATAGAGCGCACAGACTAGCGTGGTTATGGGTATACGGGCGGCTACCAGCGGATGATCTGCAAATAGACCATATTAACGGAGAGAGGGATGACAACAGGATAGTAAATCTCAGAGAAGTAACAGGCAGCATAAACCAGCAAAATAGGAGGGGCGCTTCTAAAAACAGCACTACCGGAGTGCTTGGAGTACACCCTACCAAAAATGGCTATCGGGTACGGCTTAAAGTAAACGGAAAAGAATTGGTCTGCGGGTATTTCAGAAAAGACCAGTTTGAAGAAGCTAAGGCTTTTGCATTAGAAATGAAAAGAAAACACCACCCCGGATGCACGATATGACGCAACAAAAAATACATGCTAAGAAGCCTAAACCTGCGTTTACCCCAAAAAGGACGGACCATAGAATATTTGACTTCACGGAGGCGGAGTTAGCAGACAACATCGAGAACCCTAGATGGAGACTCGCTAATCTTTATTCTATTCTTGGCGCTAATAGTCAGATAATACCGTTCGTTCCTAACGGGGCGCAAAATTTTTTGCTTGACAACATGGCTCATCGGTCGGTCGTGCTCAAGTGTCGTAAGCTCGGGTTTTCTACTTGTATCCAGTTACTAATGCTAGATACCTGCCTGTTCTCCAGTAACGAGCGCGGCAAAGTAATCGCCCAAGATTTAGGGGTATCGGAAGCCATTTTTAGGGATACGCTAAAACTAGCATATAAAAATCTACCAGAACCTTTCAAACAACTACTCCCAGTAGACGGGGAACCATCAAAAACTAGCATCGCTTTTAAAAACGGGAGCATAGTCGAGGTAAGCACAAACGCTCGCGGAACTAGCCCGAGCCTACTCCACGTGTCTGAGCTGGCGCGGATAGCGAAAGAGAACCCCGGAAAAAGCAGGGAGATTATTACCGGCACTATCACCGCAGTACCTCCTGACGGATTAGTGTTCGTAGAATCGACAGCGGACGGCCAAGAAGGCGATTTCTTTGATTTGGTGCAAACTGCAATCAAGCTAAAAGAGTCCGGCAGGCCGCTGTGGAAGTACCACTTCAAGTTCTTTTTCTACGGCTGGTACGAGAACCCGATGTATGTGGCCCCCGCAGATTCTGTCGTAATATCGGATCGCGATAAAGCCTATTTTGACAAACTCGAAGTTGAACTTAACAGGGTTATCACACCGGAACAGCGAGCGTGGTATGTCTCTTTTAGGGACAATACCTACATGGGCGACGTCGAGAAAATGTGGGCTGAACAGCCGAGCAGCCCTCAAGAAGCGTTTAAGCTGTCTACCGAAGGCGCGTATTTTGCAGAGCAGTTCACACGCATCCGAAAAGAAGACCGCATAACAAAAGTACCCTACGACCCTAGTTACCCAGTCAACCTCTTTTTTGACCTCGGCGCAAACGACGAAACCGCTATTTGGTTCATACAGGCAAAACGGGGACAGATGGCCGTGATAGATTTCTTCGAGGCTAATGGGGAGCCGTTGTCCTATTTCGTTAACGAAGTTGATAGAAAGAACTACACGCTAGGGTACGTCTATTTGCCGCATGACGCGAACCACCGTAGACAGGGACAAGACCGAAACCTAACCCCAGAAGAAATGCTACAGGAACTAGCACCTCATTGGCGATTTATGTTGGTTCCACGAACACCGGACAAGCTGATAGCTATTCAGCAAACTAGAAACATGCTGCCTATCTGCGTATTTGACGAAGAGAAGTGCAAGGAAGGATTGATACATTTGGAACTATACCGTAAGACTTGGGACTCAAGAAAAGGCATGTGGCGGTCTACTCCGAACCATGATTCCCACTCAAACGCCGCCGACGCTTTTCTGCAGGCCGCGCAGGCAAAAGCCATGAACCTATTTGGCTACGGCAACGCAGGTTCCGCGTCTATGAATAGCTTTAACAATTTCGGTGGAGGGTACATACCCGAACCCGATTTAGGATATTAACTGGAGAACTAAAATGAAAGACCGAATTGGCGTTGATATAACACTTACTAATAAGTACTCAATTTGGGATGGGATAGCCGTAGCGATTCACGATCCGGTTTACGAGGACACTAAGTACGAGTTCTATAACGGGATCGGTATGGTAGACGTAGTTAAAAAGTACCTAAAAGACGGGCTTGAGATACGGAGTATATCGCTGTTCGTA